CTCCCTGAAGTATGTCCTAATCCCGGAAAATCATGAAGTATTTTATCTGACAACCCCCTCTTATAAATATCCAACATTGTTAAAACACAAGGAGCCCCATGATGTACAAAGGGGTGAAATTTTTTATAAACCTTCTTTTGAATTAATGCAAAATAGGGATGCAGATAAGGCATCCATCCCTGAGTTTTGTGCTGGGGTCTCGCTCCATAATTAAAACCATCAAAACCTGTCTTTTCTATAAAACCAACTCCAAAAGAATCTTTCTTCATAACCGAAAGCATTTCCTCAACTGGAGATTTATACATTTCTATATCTGAATCTATCAATAAAAAGTAAGGTGTTTCCGTATAATAGATACCAACACACATACCTCTACCATGACCAATATTGTAAGCAACTTGTATAACTTCTGTCCTTGAATTTTCTAATGTACTTACATAATTAAAACAAGGATCTTTTTTATCAGAACCATCTACAATTATCATTTTCATATTAGGATGATGTTCCCTAACTGACTCATAAGCTCGAACAACCAAATCTTTGGTATTGCAAGTCACCATTATTCCCGTTATGTCCTTCATTCGGCTTTACCTTTGCTGACTTGCATTGTTTTAGAATACAGTTTATCATGCCAATACACTTTAGGTCTTTTTAAAAACACGGAATTGATAAAATTAAAATCCCCTGTTGTAGGAATGGACAAAAATTCGTGTATGTTGTCCTTCCATAATTTGTTCAACATAACAAAACAAGATGTTCCTATGTGACATTTGACCAATTTTCTTTTGCCCCAAACAACCCCTGTTGTTGGGACAAGAGACTGATTTATCAACATCCGAATAAAAATAATGCCTGGGTCTTTTTGGGTTTTTGCTACTTGTTTTATATCCCCAACAAAATCGTCTGTGGTTAAAACATCATCGTCATCCAACATAAAAACATACTTGCCAGTAACCAATTCTTTGTATTCAAAGAACATCTTATTAGCCTCAGCAACACCCGCACCAACATAGTCATACAAAATTAAATGTTCATAATCCTCATCTTTTTGGGCAGCTACACTTGCCTTACATTTTTCAAACAAGACCGGTCTTTTTGGATGGTGTCTGGTTATTATGGTCATAAAGGGAGGCATAGATATTCCTTATTTATATAGATAGGTGGGACTTGGTCGATTAAACATTGCAACACATTGATAGCCAAAGGGGGACAGAAAAGTTTCTATTCTATTCTTTTCTTCCAAAGTTTTTGCTTCAACAAAAAGATAAGGATGCTGCTTTTCTAAAATCCTCTTTGCCCCAAGTAAAGCTTTATACTCATATCCTTCAATATCCAATTTGATGAGGGATATTTCCTTACCATCAAGATAATTGTCAAGTGTGACCATTTTGATAGAACTGCCTTCTTTCACATAAGTACGTCCATCCCAGGGAATACCTGCTTCATTACCCGGAGATTCTTCTAAATCACAAAAACCCTCCTCGTCCGCAACTGCATAAGGAACAATCGTAACATTTAAATTATTCATTTTTACATGATTGGTTAGAACCTTTCTAACTTTTTCATAAGGCTCAAAAGAAACAACTCCTTTATTAAGACAGAACAAAGCAAAAAATATTGTGTGATTTCCAACATTAGCTCCAACATCTACAATTATCTTATTTCCTACTAAAGGAAGTTTTCTGGCACACTCTAACAAATCCTCCTCATAAAAATGACCATCTGCCAATAAACCTCTTTTCAAAACGTCATTATTTGGTATTGTTATATCCACCCAAATTTCATTGCTGTAATTCTTCAACTTGATTTTTCTCTTACCGTCTTTTATAATCCACCAACCCTTTGCTCTCAATATCTTAAAAATCTTCTCTTTGTCAATTGTTCGATACTGGTCTTTGCCATCTACAATACCTTTTGAAACAGCTTCAATTTGTATCATTCTCATATTGTATTTCATTCTGGCTAAATAGCATAAGTAAAGGTCTTCCACTTTAGCAAACTGCTCCGGAATATTTTGAAGTAATGGTTCAATATCAAGTATCTTTCTACAAAACACCATGGACTTTGTAGCCACATAATCCACTTCTTGCCCATAACAAGAGGGTAGACCCGCCCAATATCTTCCATCAAATACTCTTGTGAAATACCCCAAAATACAACCTCTGCCAAACTTCATATACTGGTCATAATGATACTTAACAAAATCCGGACTTGGATTTTCATCATCATCAAGGAAAATTATTGGGTCTCCTTTTGTTTGTTTTGCAAGTCGGAATCGAGCCTGGGAACCTACATTTGTAGGAGAGTTAATTAACATAAGTCTTTCTTTAGGAAAGGAACTGACATTCAATTTTTCCTTACTATTGTTCCAAATATTTACTCGGAAGTTTTGTGTTGTTTGAGCCAACAATTGTTCCAATATAATAGGAACTCTATCCACTCTTTGGTAAACAAGAAAGCAAACCTCAATCATAACCCCTCCTTTACAATTTAGGACTTCTTAATCATTTCTTTACAATCTTTTTAGGAGCAGTTACTTTCTTTTTAGGGGCAACTGGTTTCTTTTCCCCATCAGCATCCTCACCATCCCCTTTCTGAACTCCGGGTTCTAATTGCTGCCCTCCAGCATCTACAGGGGGTTCCAATTTGGGGAATCTTTCCTTTTCAGTACAATCCTGTAAACGCATCCGTTTATAATTACCAAGACCCATTTTCTTTGCGATTATGGCATTAGGAACACCAAGAACATCATTGACAGAACCATGCTTGACTCCAAGAAAAGCTTTAGCCCCAGCTTCTGCATCATTGACTTCTGACACAGGGAAGGTCACATCAATCAAAAACTCGGGTTTTTTGTCCAAATCCTTAAAAATAGGCTCCTGTTTATCATCAAAGTCAACTGCTGTCTTGACTTTGAAAGTCTCAGGAAAGTCGGACACCTTTGATTTTAAATAAAAAATTGCTCTGTAGAAGTCAAACTTTATGAATTTGTCAAAGTAGGACATTTCATCAGATATTCTATCAGACATAGGACCACGAGAAGCCTTAACAGAAGCAAAAGTTCCTTTTGATTGCCCTGTAGACACATCTTCTGGCTCATTCAAGCCCCCTGTTACCATATGAAGTATATCAGTATCTTCATCACTTATGGTAGGAAGTTTAGGATTCTTTGCTTCAATAGTCATACCTGGGGGCATCATAAGAGTGGCCCCAGGAGTTTTCTTTGCCATTATTCCTGTTTTACGTCTGTCCTCATCTGACAAAGACAACCAGGTGCGAAAAGCTTTTGGGTCTTCTATAGTAACAACCCATAAGTAAGAACCTGCTGATTTTTTATGGTCAATTTCATACTTCTTCAAATTTTCGTAATGATTCAGCCATTCGATGACTGTGCGCAGATGGGACACATTTCTCTTGGTTATAAAAGACTTATCCCAAGAAACAATAAATCTCTGGAAACCTCCTAACTTATTATAAGAATTACTGGAGTTTCTGGAATCTTTTGTCTGCCCTTCCACAAAACCCTTAACTTTTCTCGCTACTTTAATCAACTCCGGATAGTAAGCCATAAAAATAGAAGGAACTAAAACAGCTCCTTTTCCGTCCTTGTTTTGAGAGACAAAGTAAAACAAAGGCATTGTTGCTTTATAAGGATGGTAAAGAACACCGTCCTCTCCCCCTCCAGACACATTCATGGGGTCTATGAAGTCCACTTCAACAAATCCATCCTTATGAATTGTCAATAGCAACAAAAGCTCTCCTTCTATAATAGCTCTGCCAACAAATTTGGGCCAAAAAGAATACAAGCGATTGCGTGGGTCATATTCAATTTCATCAAGGGCCTCTTGAATATCAAAAATATCCGAGGAAATTTCAAAACCGAAGCCCGCTAAACGGCCAACCTGCCCCCGAACAGCCGTATTAACATGGGGATTAAGATTGAATTTGTTCCAACAAACCTGCTGTAAGGTATCCCTATTGACAGGGGAATCTACCTTAAAACCATCTTCGTCCTTCTTGTCAGCTTCCGCAAGATTCATTTGCCAAGGCATAGCAAAAGATAAAGCTGCCAAATCATCATCATTGAGTTTGGACAAAGCCTGAGCCGCCGAATTAAATTTATTGATTTTTGTCATAGGTCACCTCACTATTTAAGGAAAAAATACATTTTCGATATGGAAATGGAGCTATTTGACCAACATATATATAGGAAAAAAAGAAAAGTCAAGAAAAAAATGGGGAATTTAGTAAGCACCTGCAAAAAGTCTGTCAGTAATCATTGTACCAAACCAATATTCAGAACGCCTTTCTCGGAAGTCATTAGCATTTATTTCTCTACCACCATAAATTGTCCAAGCAGAAGCAAACAAAACATCATCTTGAATACCATCTTTTTCATTCTTCTCTGAGGAACCAAACCAATGTTTGTCAGGGTCATGGTAAAAGATTTTAGCTTCTTCCCTCAAAATATCAGTTTCTTTGCTTCCCCATACTCCAAGGGGGGGACATTTGAATCGACCACCTGTTGTCAAAAGATACAATTCACTGAAAGCGAGCCTTTGTTTGTCATAAGTAGGAAATACTGCTTCAAAAGAAATGTTTTCGGTTTCACACCAAGGAACTAAGTCCCAGATACCCCAACGCTCACCACATAGCTTGTCCAAACCATCATACTCACTCTTGCAAGACAAGATTAACTCTTTCAAAGTCTCCAAACTATGGTCAAGAACACTGACAAGTCTTAAAACAACATAGATGTAATTTGGAACGTGTCCTTCATCAATCAAGAAAGGACGGGAGCCGCTTCCGGGAAGACCTTTAGCAAAGCAAGTAAATATAGTCCTTGCTCCCCTATTTGTGATTTTCATAGGGTCTGCTCGGTCTATTCCAGCAAGAACAGCCCATTTAGTGTCTAATAGATTACCTAAACGAATCAAATCATCTAAAGAAGCACTGACGGGCATACCCCCATCATCTCTTAAAACATAATATTTCTCTATGGGCATCAGACGTTTTTCTAAGGACAGGACTTTCTCCTTCAACTGTATAAGTCCCTCTGCTCTGCCAGTATCAGTCAAAAACCTCATATCTTGTTCCCATAAAACTTTCTGCTCTAATATCTTCATCATCTCTGCTGAATTACCAAGCAAGCCATCGGCTCCGATGTATTTCATAGCTTCAATAGCTTCATCTGAAAAGATTCTCTGTGAAGCAGAACTCCACGTATTGAGGAAGTACCTTTCAAAATCCCCAAGAGGAAACTTAGACCTATAATCATCCAACTGCCCTTGGTGCATATTCGGATTCCAATAATCATCGGCAAGACCATTTCTGCTGAATCTGTAACTGAAAAAGACAGTCTTGGAAGTATTCCGAATATACCCATCATAAAGACCATACAAGATGTGCTGTTTTGTAGATACTGTGGAATCAATAACACCAAGAGCATTAGGAATGTTTCGTATGGACCCATCAAGCTGTACAAAGAATCTCGGATTCTTCATGTCGAAGATTTCAGAAAACGTATAACCGGTAATATTAGAAACAATGCCTGAAAAAGAGGAAATAGCCCGAATAACAGAAGCCACATTACCTTTCTTGTCCATTAACCTAATTTTCTTCTCCTGAATATTCTTTTTACCTATAGCAGCAAGAAGATTAGGAGAGTTAAGAATTATATCCTTCATAATATCAAAATGGACAAAGGTTATCTGCTCTTTTGAATTGGCTCCTAAAACAATCTGCTGCTTAGACCAGTTGAAGAATTTCCAAAGTTGAATAAGGCAAGCAAGGAGGGATTTGCCTTCACCTCTCATCCAGCACAAAACAATAAGCCGGTAAATGAACTCACCATCAACCATCCGCAAGGCATTGCGGCATATTTCCTTCTGAGCTTCCCAAATAGTGATATAGGATTTACCAGTCTTCGGATGCAAATCCTCAGGTAATCCCCCAAGCGGACACCATTTAGCCATGACAGCCCCAACAGGATAAATAGGTATGCAGACGTTTTCCTCACACCATTTAATAAATCCCTCAGGTCCATCTTGATAGGAACGGGGAGCATAAATCTCGTACGGTGGCAAAGAAGCAACATCAACAATTGGAATTGGAGCATCAGCAACAAAAACAGAGGAGCGTTTGGCAATCTTAAAGCTCATCTAATAACCCCTTTCTGAGGCAAGTTGTTTTTAGTCATCTTATCATAATAAGAAGGGTCTCCGTTTAAATCATCGGAAGCAGAACCACGAGAAGGATCAACCAATCCGAAGGAGTTGATAGTAATTTCCAAATCCCTCCACATTGCGGAAATAGTTTTCATGGTTTCACGGATTTCCCGATATACAGGATGAGCAACCATCATTCCTTTCTCTGTAGTCTGTAAAGGAGTATGAAGACCCATCTCAACAAGCTGGAGTTTGGCAAGCTGCAAATACAAAGGTATTATCTGCATACCGACTTTAAACAAAGAAACATCATCGAGAGTTTTGTAGTTGGATAGAATAGAATCGTATAGAACTTTGATGTACTGTACGAGAACGGCACATCGGCCTTGTTTGATGTAAGTGCAGATATGAGAGACAGGACATTCATCAGGGTTGCAGACTCGTATAGAGTCCCAAGCGAAGAGCCGTACATCTTTTCTGATCTTGCCTTTGTCAAGATTCAATTCACCTATGCGTAAGTCGTCCATTGATTGCACCTCCTTTATATGAAAGAGGCGTTTATCATAGAAGGGGATGCTTGTCAAGAAGAAAGTCGGCCTTCTATAATTTGGGGAAAGGAATCCGGATTAAAAAGTTTCAAAATTTGGGGAAAAAAATATGGGGAGGCCTCTATATAAAAAAATAAATTTTTTTTTTGAGATACACGCAGGGGGTCATGCGAGTCGTTGATAGTGTAGCGTTGACAGCGATTGACTCTGTGAAGCGTTGATACTGTAGCGTTGACAGCGAGTAGTAGTATTAATTACTTCTCAATTACTTCTCAATTACTTCTCAATTACTTCTCAATTACTTCTCAATTACTTCTCAATTACTTCTCAATTACTTCTCAATTACTTCTCTTTAAAACAAAACAAGCTATTAAGTAACTTCACTTAATAGCTTGTTTGTTTCTATTTAAAATTCAGTTTGTGCAATCATGATGACAGCTCGTTTATCAATTTTTTCGAGAGTATCATCTTCATGACGTCTAACAGCGTTTCTTACTGCTATCATATCTCGTTGATTTTCTTTAAAACTTCTTTTAAAATTAACACTATCAGCAACAATAAGTTTAGCAATATCAAGTATTGTCAAGCTTGACTTAAAACAATGTTTGTCTATTATCTGCGCTTGATTATAACAGATTAGCTTTTTTCTTTTTTCAAGAGTCAACTTGTTAAGTCTGACTGTTTTAGAGTGATTTTTGTTTCTAATTGCATTGTCAACTTTTTTCGCATTGTCAAATTTTTCTCTCATTGTTTCGATTTTTTTCATGATTTTTCTCCCCTGTTTTGCATGTTTATAAAATGCTGTTTACAGCTTGACTTCAATTTACATCATTTATATAGCATGTCAACAACAAAATGCTATATTTTTGTACTTTTACAAAACTTTTACAAGTTATATAATTAGCTATAATTAGCTATAATACATAATTAGCTATAATATAGCTGTAACGTGTCACGTTACACGTTACTGTAACGTGTCACGTTACACGTTACAACAAAACGCACCTCGGCCCGCCGCCCCGCGGGTTCCGCCCCACGGAAACCCTTCCGTTTTTAAAATAGAGACAAAACAAAGTCGGTTTTTAAAAGATTGGCCGGTCCATTTCGGGCATCCTAAGTTCTCCATGGTATTCCTTCATTGTATGTAAAAGCACTATTTTCCTACGATTTCCTTGGACTATATAAAACCACGGATTGCCTTGCTATAACAATACTTCCTATATAACCAAGGAATACCTTTGTATATAAATCGGTGAGGAAAAGTATTTTAAGTCCGACCTATAATAAGTATTGACAACCCCTTGGAATCATTATAGTATGCACTCAAGCTTGTGAGAAAAAGCGAAACTAAAACCAAAGGAGAGAGAAAATGAACAAAACAGAAGCGTGTAGGGCAGCAGGAACAAACTCGATGTTTGTTGTAAACCACTTAAAGGCTTTGAAGAAAGAAGGATTAAGCCACGACTGTGCCCACTTGTTGGCTCTAAAGATGCTGAAATTCAAAAGAGAGGAAGAAGGAAAGAATACAAAATATGTTGATTCCCGCATATCGTTTTTTGAATGGCTTATGGACCTTAGAGAAACAACAACCATCAAACCTTAGGAGAGTGAAAATGAAAACCAGACCAGCAACGAGATACAGAAAACACCCGACCAAATGCAATGTTTGCCTTTCCACGATTAAGAAGCAAGTTTACCTTCCCAAGAAGAAGCTTTATGTCGACCACTGCAAGAAGTGCGGTTATACCGTAGAGATTTAATTTTCTCCCGAACCGTCGCT